ATACTACGTATCGCTGAAAATTCCCCAATAAGGCAAGGGGCAAGCCCCTCTGCACACCCCATCGGGGACGGCATTTGCCACCCCCGAAGATACAAAAAATCATTGTTTCACAAGCAAAAAAAGAAAGGAAGAATATATGGGTTTCGTAGTTTTACACATGGAAAAGGCGCACGGCAGCGACAGCGGAACGACCGCACATATCGAGCGTTTCATCATACCGAAGAACGCCGACCCCACACGCACGCACCTAAACCGCAGGCTCATCGAATACCCCGACGGGGTGAAAGACCGTTCGGCGGCTATACAGCGGAGATTGGAAGAAGCGGGGCTGACACGCAAAATCGGAAGTAACCAAGTACGGGCAATCCGCATCAACGTGTCGGGAACGCACGAGGACATGAAGCGGATAGAGGAAGAGGGGCGTTTGGACGAGTGGTGCGCCGACAATCTGAAATACTTCGCCGATACGTTCGGAAAGGAGAACATCGTGGCGGCTCACCTGCACAGGGACGAGGAAACACCGCATATACACGTTACGCTCGTTCCCATCGTCAAGGGAGAGCGAAAGCGCAGGAAAAGGGAGGAACAGACAAAGAAGCGATACCGCAAGAAGCCGACCGACACCGTGAGGCTGTGCGCAGACGATATTATGACACGGCTGAAATTGAAGTCCTACCAAGATACCTATGCCGAAGCGATGGCAAAATACGGGCTGCAAAGGGGCATAGACGGCTCGAAGGCTCGCCACAAGTCCACGCAGCAGTATTATCGGGATATACAGAAACTCTCCGACGACCTCAAAGCGGAAGTGGTGGATTTGCAACAGCAGAAAGAAACGGCACGGGAAGAACTAAGACGGGCGAAAAAAGAAATACAGACCGAGAAGCTGAAAGGGGCGGCAACCACCGCAGCCACCAACATCGCCGAGAGTGTCGGTTCTCTTTTCGGCAGCAACAAGGTCAAGACATTGGAAAAAGAGAACACCGCCCTGCATAGGGAGGTAGCCGGCCACGAGGAAACCATCGAAGCCCTGCAAGATAGAATACAGACCATGCAGGCAGACCACAGCCGACAGATGGCGGAAGTAGAACGGAAGCACCGCAGGGAGATAACAGATAAGGACACAAGGCACAAGCAGGAAATATCGTTTCTGAAAACGGTAATCGCAAAGGCTGCGGCATGGTTTCCCTATTTCCGTGAAATGCTCCGTATCGAAAACCTCTGCCGCCTTGTCGGGTTCGATGAAAGGCAGACCGCAACGCTCGTCAAGGGAAAGCCGTTGGAGTATGCAGGGGAACTCTACTCGGAGGAACACGGACGGAAATTCACGACCGAAAAGGCTGGGTTTCAAGTCGTGAAAGACCCCACGGACGGGACGAGACTGGTTCTTGCCGTTGACCGAAAGCCCATTGCCGAGTGGTTCAAGGAACAGTTCGACAAGCTAAGGCAGAATATTCGCCGACCTATACAACCGCAAAGGAAAAGCAGAGGAATGAAACTGTAATCGGCTTATTGCATTGAGGTACAAAAAAGTACCGTCCACAAATGACTGATGAATCGGTACTTTTTTGTACCTTTGTGGGTAGATTTCAGAAAGAAACCGTATAAAAATTAGAAGTATAGATGAAAATAGATATACCAGAATACAATAAAAACACAGGGCTTCAGCTTTGCTGGGGTGACGGTTATATGATAAAAGTCGCAAGCGAAAATAACAAAGTTGTTATTTCTGCAAATCGAGAAGGGCTTATTTCGATGGTAAATCATCTGCTCAATTTAGCACAGGTAGATGTGCCATGTGGCACACATATACATTTGGACGAATATAATGCACTTGAAGACGGTTCAATAGATTTAATCATTGAGAAAATATGAAACAGTGGAAGCTAATATCATTGTTTCTGATAGAAGCAATAATAATGCTCTATGCAGTTCCTAAAGCCAATGAAGATGAAATCAGTATGCAAGATAGGCTGTTATTTGATTTGTCATTAGCTTTGTTGATAAGTCTGGCAATTTTGATAAGAGAGAATCGCGGTGAACGTAAATCTATTGCCAAACTGTTATTAGTATGCGTTGCTACATATCTTCAAATTGTATATAGTTCGGCATTTTATGAATGGGGAGGAGGTATATGCTTAATCCTGCCGATACTTCAGATTATATTCGGATATACGATATTTAAGTTGTCCCACAACGTTGTGTCGCTATTCGTAGGCTGTTCTAATCTTCTGTTTTCAACGATATGGGCAAATCAGATGTTTGGCATCCTATGGTTTCATAACAGATCCAGCGACCTTGAAACTATGGCTGTAGCTTCTTTGTATGCCGGAGTAGGAGCATTGCTTGTGGTGGTAATCTCGTCAATAATGATAATGAAGTTTAATCCGAAAGACCTTAAAAGCTATGAAACTGACCGATAAACGATTTTGGAAGTTTGAAGCAATCGTGCTGGTATGCACGAGTATCTGCATATTTATATTGTGGATAAACCATTTATTGTGGTTCAATTTCATTGCCTTCGTCTTTTGCTGTCTGTTTCTTGTAGGTGGTGCTATGACATGGAAACTATACAAAGGCAGCCAATGGTGGAAATTGGGAGGGTTTCTATTTCTGAATACAACAGTATTGCTTGCCATTGTGCTGTTCGGCTCTGTATGGGATTGGAATGATAATGGCGAACGTCCTGCAAATATACCTCCTGACGAAGGGCACTACATTACCAATAACGAGTTGGTCGGAATTATAATGTTACTTTGGTTAATCTGCGCTCCTATTCTATCTTGTGCCATTTCATACATTACCAAACGCTGGATTATAAAAAATGGAGCAAAGGAGACAAGCGATGAACAGTAAGGAATACAACAAAAAGATAGCTGATGCAAGGCGTAACGAGAGCCGTAAATTTGGTTTTCGTCAAAGCTCCTACATCAACTTCAAGGTGGAAGCAGGATATTTTTTCTGTCTGTATTTCCTGACCGAAGAAGCCCGGTTGACCGTCAAACCGATGTATGCCGATGAGTTGTGGTGGGATATTTGGAACGCAACCGAGAATAAGAATGAGCCTTTAAGCCTGCGTGGCACAGGTGCATATTCTTTGTCCGGACAAGTGTTGGCTTCCTACAAGATTGCAGAAACGACAGATGACAGTAAACTTGCAGATATGTTTGAAGCGGTATTTCATGCAGCAACAGCCGAAATATTAATATTTTTAACAACCAATCCCGATGCTGACAAGTTTTTCCCTGACGAGACCAAAATGGATCATGACCCCGACAGACTGCTTTACCTTATGGCACTTATCCATCATGGCAGAGAGGAAGAAGTTCTTGCAATAATAAAGGATGCCCGGCAAAACAAACACAGTTGTATGTTTCACAGCGGCATGTTCAGCGACAGTTACACCTATGTCCGCCGTTGGTGCAATCGAGGACAGGCAAGCGGAGGACGTATGCGACACGTCTTGAAATCCTATTTCGACACGATTGTAAAGTTGAGGGTTCTATCTTGTGCCATTTCATACATTGCCAAACGTCTGTTACGTAAAAACAACATAGGTGAACAATGAAAAAAGAGATATTGCAGCAATTAATCGCTTCAAATGAATATCTGTCCGAATTCAAGTTAAAGGGGCAAAGATTGATAAGGACAACTCCCGATGGTTTGGAGCAATGAAATTAGTGTTATGCTTATTGCTCTTTCATAGAATTATTATATCTTTGTCGCCGAAAGAGTTATTTGACAGCATAGCATCGCAAATCGCAGAAATTCGCACGATTGCTAACTCGTTACCACTACTTCTCAAATAATTCGCTAAAAGTTTATTCTTCAATCGGTTAAGTCAAACCAGTGAAAATCTAAAATATTTCGTGGTACCGTCCAAATCTATCTTCTCCATCATTTCGGGGATGATAGACATACCGGCAGAAACCATCGTGTAGCGAGTATAGAGTATCTGATGAACTATCTTCTCGGCCGGTGTCATTTCAAAAGTCAACCGTTCTATGAAGGTAGAAGCATTGAAAGACTTTCCGCTACCACGCCCACCGGTGATAAGAATTATAAATTTTTCCTTATCCTCATATAATGGATGGTAAATTTCTTGGGGTACTATCATTTTAGCTTGTCTTTAATCCAGGAATCAATGTTGATGCCATGCTCTATGTCTGTTGGAATATCAGCGTCTTCATCCTGCTTGCGTTCAACCTTTCTCCAATCCTCATCATGGTGATACAGCCAAACAGACATTGCTTGCAAGTTTGGTGCCAACTCGCTTTCGCTAACTTGTAATTCATCTTCGCCCGTCAAATTCCCTTCTGAATCACGGAGCTTTCTTACCACGGTGCTTTTGGTTTTTATGCCACCGAGAGCCATTGCAAGGAATTTAGCCCTTACAGTGGCATTGATTGTCGCGCGCCCACGCGCTAAGACTTCGGATATTTCGGTGTACTCACTTTTCTTTTCGCAGAAAGTTTGTGGTAAAATCCCAATGGCATAGGCAATTTCCTTATCAGTGAATCCCTTTTTGGCATACGATTCCACGAGAGAAAGAAAGTCCTCGCTTGTATAATCAAACTTTGGCTTTCTTCCTCCTTTACCTTTTCTATTTTGAGATTCACTATTGCTCATATTACTTCTTTAATTTTCCACATTTCTCACATTGTTCATACCTGAACTCAGAGAACATCACACTACCTTTCCAAACATAATGATGAACACAAAACAGGTTTTGCTTTAGAACATTCCTTATCCAAAGTATAAAATCGCCAATCATAATTTTAACCGTTATTGTTACCCATATATACACGGCGAGAAATTGGCTTGTTTCCATAGACATCAACTCCTCTTTTTGAGAAATAGCTATCTATTTTCTCAGCATATCTTCCCATTATAGATTTCGTTCTATCCCTTATGTTTCTTTGTCTTGCAGAACCTAACCCGTATTGCCCTTCCAGCGTTGTACATTATTCGTCTGGACTGCTGATATAACTGGCTATATGTTTTCTTTCTAACTCAGCTTTCCTCCCAATAATTAATCTATTCTTTCTACTTGTTCATCAAATACTTCTCCCTTTATGAACTTCATATCCGGATCATACCCGAACCTTTCGCAGAAAGCGGCTTTAGCTTCATAGGTATCAAAGGACAACATCACATAGGCATCCATGTTCTCGACTTGCTTCTGTGCGTTTTCTTTCACCTGATGCTTGACCTCTTTCATGTGGGCAACCTTTTCGGCACGTTCCAACTGCTTGGCGGCTTTATCGGCTTCTTTCTGTTCGGAAACTGGGACCATCATATCAGACAAAGCATCCGCAATAGAGTTTTCCTCTTCGGTCTGCAAAAGATAGTCGACACCAATCATATTCAAGTCTGCATCGGTCAGACCTGCATCTTTCCAGTCAATATCAGGAACAATACGGGCAAGAGCGTCAAAATCCCATGTACCTTGTGCATTAGGGTTGTTCATTAGAATGTTTAACTCCTTTTCCTGCTGCTCGTCCACGTCTATGACATCGACACGAATACGGTAGTCATTATCGGGGAACTTCTGCAATTCATCCATGACAGACAAACGTTGATGTCCGCTAACTACGGTAAGCCCGGTACGCTTATTCACAACTATTCCACCTACCAATCCGAATTTCTTGATACCACGTTTCAGTGTCTTACGTGATTCATCAGATAGTTTTCGGGGATTATAATCCGCAAAGTGAATGGCAGAACGATTAAGTTCCACCGATTCACTCTTTATGTATTTTGATAATTCCATATTAGCCATTACTTAGACCGAAACCTCTCTGCCGAAGAGTATTCCTTTCGGCTCTTGCTATAAGATTATCACGAGATTGTTTTGCACGCCTGCTTGCGGCACTGCTACTCCATGTATTTTTTCTTCTCCAGTTAGCTTCGCTCAATCTTTCTGCCTGAGCATATATCTGTTCTCTTGTCTTTCTTTTTCTGACTCAGCAATTCTCCTTATTAATTTTGTTGATTATGATACTCCCAAAGCGCTCTTTCAGCCATCGGGAAAACTCTGTAAATTCTCTGTAAATCTTGCGGGTAATTCTTCTCCATCCAAAGCATACAATCAAGATTGAAACCTACTCCCGAACTGGCTTTCAATGAATACCGAACTGGTTCAGGTAAATTGTGCTGCCTCATATAAGCAAGAATATCCTTTTGTGTCCAATCAGCCAAAGGATAAACCATACCGTTATTCTCGTAACCGTTTACCTCATACCCTTTCAACATAAGCCTACGATTCATACCATCAGCTTTTTTCATGCCCAAGAATGTATAATAAACTCCATGAGTAAGCTGCATAGCCTTTACCACATCTGCCAACTTCAATAGCTTTACTTTCGGATTTGGCACACAATACATACCGCCACGGAGAATATAAGTAAGGTTCCAATGTGGTACTTGAACAAACTCTATCTTCGGATACTTGGCTTTAGTCCAGTTTATCCAACGGTTAATATGCTCCAAATTCTTGACAAAGTACATGAACACGCAAACAATCCGGTCAAACTTTGGATAGACTAAATCAAGCAGAACAAGCGAATCCTTACCAAGTGATAAAAACAGTAAAGCCTCATTCGATTTTACCCGAATGAGGTCTATATACCGGTTCGCTCGTTCTACCTTGTTCATAGGTTAGCCACCGTTTAATCCCATTGAAACACGTAAATCAGCGTAACGCTGCCTACGTGAACCTAACTGCGTAGTACTTGCTGTACCTCTACGATTGGCAACCAATCTACCACCTGCCCCTGCACCATTCATATTTCTGCGAGGCCCGGCTACTCTGTTAATTCTTCTTGCGACTCTGCTTTCTAATTTTAAAAGTTAAACAAATCAATCTATATGTTTCTCTAATATCTTACCCAAAGTATAATCCATTTGTGCGGCAAGATATTCTTCGCCTTGATATTCGTAAACAATATCATTACCGTTTTCATCTGTGAGAATTACTGCTTCTGCGTTCTTTACCTCTACAATGATATAAGGACGCTTGCCCGTATATGCACCTGTCAGAAGCTTGATGGCATCATACTTGATAGGCTTTAATTCAGCCTCTCCTTCTTCAGGTAGTTCTGCATCAGCCGGATATTCTTTGCCACCACAGAGGTAAGTGATATACTTCTTAGCGTTAGTTGGTCTGATTTCACGGTATTCGTGAGTTTTCTTGCCTGCTAAGATTTCATCGAAATACTTCTGTTTAATCGAGAGTGTTAAAATATTCATAATCGTGCCATTTTTAATTGAATAACTAAGTAGTTGCGGGTAACGGATTCGAACCGCTGACCTTCACCAAGTCAAAGTGACGAGCTGACCACTGCTCTAACCCGCGATAGCGCCACTAAGGTACAACCATAACCAAAAACACAGAAACATCTTCAATCGTTATTTATGACAATCGATTTATTGTCGTAAACTAAGCCATTTATCCCGTTTTTCTCTGCACGCCTCTAAAGTAGGCGCACAACAAGAAAACAACCCACCATCTTTTGTAAGGTAGTCGTACTGGTACATTCTCACTCTCTTACCTCTCAACTTTGTTGTGTAGGTAGTGTAATTCTCTTTACCGGGTTGGCATACACTGCAACCGTTTTTGTTTATTGAGTTCATAAGCTATTTATTAAGTCCACGTACTTTTTTCAAATATTCGGTAAATTCTAACAATTCATAGAACATTCGCTTCTTCTCTATGTATTTAAGACCTTTTCGTCTAAGACCTCGCTTGTTTCTGGATACGCACATTTGACAACCCATAACACCAACATAGATATAAGATAAATGATGTCTTTTAGATTGTTTTAAGGCCCACCGAATTGATTCACGGTAATATCTGTAACTATCATTCTGGACACCCTCATAACCTTTACTCATTATGAAGTGCCCTATTTCGTTCGCTTCTTCTTCTGAATAGCAGATTGTAAATATATTATTCATTGCTTCTTTGCTTTACTTGTTCAACTAAAAATCTTTTAAACTCAGACTTATATTCATTGAATATTATCTTGTATTGCCGCCCTAATTTAGGTAGCTGCTCATAGCCCTTACCGTGCAAGAACTTGGCAACCAACTCTATCTTTTGGCGGTTGTCGAAGCCTCTATCTTTGCACATGTTGGTAATACATACATTCGCCTTGCTTGATGGTTTCTTTCCAAAAGATGGTACATACCCACGCGCCTCACGTACATAAGTTCTTGGATAGCCTACGGCATCACCTAAATACTCACCGGTGATGCAATCAAATTCACCACTAATTAAACTATCTGCTATTTCACCCATAATAATCAATATTTAATGTTTCACATTCAATCTTTCTTCACTCGTATAAGCCACTACAAGCCCAGTTTCATCATGCCGTATCGTGACATACTTCTCGCTCCTCTCTATAGTAGAGAAGTTATAAGGGGTTACCAGCTTGCCAAACACTTTGCCTAGTTGCTTCGTCAATGGGGCTTCGGGGCTGATAACTAAAACTAAATCTGCTTTCATTTTTGATTTTTCCATATATTGTAGTCCGAACGAGATTCAAAACACATAAACCCACCATAAACCTTAGCAATTACAGAAGGACTAAATGGACATTCTTTGATTGCCCTATACCTTGTTTCTACTTGTGCAAAATATATTCTCATAATCTGTCGTATGTATTAGGATAATTACGCTTGAAATACTCTCTGTCAATCCAAAAATCAAGAAACATCTTTCTATCAGCTTGATGAAAGCGTTCTTGTACTGTTACACGGATTTTCTTGTCATATTTGGCATATAGTTTACAAATCACATAACCAGCTTCTAATGCCGATTTTAATGTTCTTGGTGTACTCATAATCATTTGTATTATGGTAGCCAGAAAGCTACAGAATTAATATCATAATAACTTTTTCAACTTTCTAACTGCCTCTGCTTTCGATTTAGCCCATACAGCAGGATTTATATCGCCATCTTCGTTTATAATTTCAGCGGCAAGATACCAATATTCAATGCTGTCTTTGTAACCTTCGTCTTTTACATATTTTCTTGCTTCTTTCATTGTATCGAACTCGGCTATAATATTTTTATGTTTACCATAACATACGGCAATTGTAACTACTATGTTGCCTATTATAGATTCCTTTTCGGTACTAATCAGTTCTCCATTCTGCTCAATCCATAACATTGCATCTTGACCATTCCAAGAAAAATCAAACGCTTTGTTTATGGGGTTATACCTGCCCTCTAAAATCGTTCCTTCTTTCAATCCTCGAATTTCAGCCAAACACCAATATCCAAAATCTGTGATAATCTTTACCCGCGCTTTTGCTTTGATCGATTTATTCATATTGATTCTGCGTTATGCAGGGCTTTCGCCCTGCTGGTTAATTATTTAATATCGTAATCTCTTTGTTGCCTATCTCTGTATCTACATTCAAAACCTCATATTTTTGAGCCTTGTAGTTGTAAACGACCTCACAAGTATTGAAACCTCTACCATCTTCTCTTTGGTCACATACAGTATCTATATGCTGATACATTTTATTGCCTAACATGAAGTTTATTTTGCCTAATGTACAGAAGTAGAATGCTACTGCATACTTCAATGTATTCTTTTCATCAATCTTCTTTGTTGCCATGATCGTATATGTTTTATTTGTTATTACTTCGTTTCTGATGATGCAAAGATAAAGCAAACTTTATTAAAGGCAACACTTTTGATATAGTTTTCTTTATCAATTAAGAATAATTAATAAATCAAACTTTATCAATATTAGGTTATACGATAAAGTTTGCATTACTTTGCGGAGTAATCAAAATAAAGTATAGTTTATGGATTTACGAATAAAAGAAATAATGAATGAGCGTAATGTTACTTCTGCGTGGCTCGCTGAACAAGTTGGTATTTCAAAGGTCGCTGTCAGCAATATTGTAACAGGTAAATCATCGCCTTCTTTGGATAATCTCATAAAGATAGCCGGTGTTCTTAATATATCTATCACTGAATTGATAGGGGAAGAAAAAGAGGAAAGCACTATCACCTGCCCTCACTGTGGGAAGAAAATTAAAATAGAGAAAGGAGAATAGATATGAAAAAGAAGTTTGTAATCAGAAAAATTATGATTGGCAGAGAATCCTTGTATTTGTATAAAGGAGAGTATGGAAATACATTTGGCTATGGCATCAACCAAGTTTATGAAATTAAACAATTTGATACCAAAGAAGAAGCTGAAAGTATTATTTCTCAATTAGGTGATGGAATGTACGAAATAGTAGAAGTGTACATAAAATAAGCCGGAGCTAAACTCCGGCTTTCAACCTTTTCATCATTTCCCCATATATCCAATCCACATCCTGCCGGAAATACTTATACAACTGATAAGAAAAAACAAGATTATTACGGTTATCGGATATGGCCGTCTGCGCACTAACGCCTAAGACCTCCGCTAATTTATTCCGAAGACCGTTTTTCATCTTCCCGCCGGCGAGAGTGCTTGGAGAGTACAAAAACAGGATGATAAAAATAAATTTCTTTCTTTGGGTAACATTCCCCAACCTAAACATTTCCTTTTGAGAAATAATCTCTTGGAACCACCCATATAACGTTTCTATCATATTAAGGTCGGTCAATGTAGGTTCTGTTAATTCCTTCTCTCTTTCTGACAACTTTGATTTCTGCTCTCTGATGGATTTTATTTCCGCAATTTCTGAAAACATGGCACGATTATTTAAAAGTAAATATTTATATTTGCACTAAATAATCGTGTGGAGAGGTGACGTTACTGGTTGTTCGGGGCGTTGCCTCTTGTGTTTTTAGAATGGAAGATCATCTTTTGGTTGCTCAGGTTGATAGAGTGCCGATTGTGGACTGGCTTCTTGCTGAGCAGGTCTACTTCCCAATAATTCCAGCTTATCAACAAATATTTCTGTCACATACCGCTTTGATCCCATTCTATCCTCATACAGCCGGGTCTTGATCTTACCCTCGATATAGATTTGAGAACCCTTCCTAACATACTTTTCTACGACCTCGGCCAGACCTTTCCAAAAGACAAGGCTATGCCATTCCGTGCGGTCCGGAACTTGGGTCCCGTTTTGAAGGGTATAACCCTTCTCCGTGGTAGCAAGCGATAGATTGGCGACCTTTGTCCCGGCAACATCTTTCACTTCAGGATCCTTGCCGGTATAACCGAGAAGGATTACTTTATTTACGCTCATAATTATACTATTTGATTATATTTTTCTGCTATTATCCTGAATCTTTCCGGATCGATCAACTTTGTAACAAATGCATTGAAAGCCTCTGTTGCTCTTTCAGTGTTACCTAAAGTATCACTGTTACCTGACATAGATACCGCCAGTTTTATATCCTCTCTCATAATATTTATTTCTTCTTAAACATGATCCTTCCCATGAAGGCTCGGTTAATACTATTCCCCAAGATCGGGTATAGGCATCCAATGGGTAACACAAATTTTATAGGAAATCGCATTTGAAAACCCCTAAATCTTCAGTTTAGGGGATGAAAAATGCGGGATAGCGGAGCTATCCTTGGTTTTCAATATATCTTCTGATAGTCTCATGACTGACATTCCCGACTGATGACACAAAGTAGCCATCAGTCCAAAAGGTATTCTCTCTGTAAAACATATGCCTGAGGTAGTTCTCATGCCTTTTCCAAATGGCAGTTGTAGACATTTGCTTGAGCCTTCTAACAATTTGCAGCGGCGAGAGTTTGGGTTCGCTGCGTATCATCATGTGTATATGGTCCTTGTCGGTTTCCATAACTTCAATGTCAAAGTCGGACAAGTCTGATATGTGCTGCATGATTTGCTTCATGTCATATTCCACTGCCCCGACAAGCAGCTTTTTCCTGTATTTGCACACGAATATCACATGGTACTTGATGAGAAACTTCGAGTGATTTTTTGAAATGTATTCTTTCTGTATCATGGTCTCGTTTTAAATCATTAAATTTGCCGTATGTTGAGAGCATACAAATATAGAATCTATCCGACCGATGAACAGAAAGTTTTGTTCGCAAAGACTTTCGGTTGCTGTCGTTTTGTCTATAATTGGGCATTGAACCTTAAAATCACGGCATACAAGGAACGTAAGGAAACACTTGGCAACGTGTATCTGACCAATCTGATGAAAAGTGAGTTGAAAGCGGAACACGAGTGGCTCTCCGAGGTCAATTCCCAGTCCTTGCAGAGCGCGTTGCGCAATCTCGACACTGCCTATACCAACTTTTTCCGCAACACAACGGCGGTCGGCTTTCCACGTTTCAAGTCACGAAAGGACAGACAGAGTTTCCTTTGTCCGCAGCATTGCCGTGTAGATTTTACCGATGGTACGATTACCGTCCCCAAGGCAAAGGATATTCCGGCCGTGCTGCATCGCAAATTCAAGGGAACGGTAAAAACCGTTACGGTCAGCATGACTCCTTCCGGAAAATATTATGCCTCGGTGTTGGTGGACACTTCCATGCAGGAAATACAACCTCTTGAACCCGTACTTAGGACATCATTGGGAATAGACCTCGGCATCAAGTCCCTTGCGGTATGCTCCGATGGTCGCACCTTTGAAAATCCGAAGAACTTGCAGAAAAATCTTGACCGTCTTGCCGTGCTTCAGAAACGTCTGAGCCGCAAGCGGAAAGGCTCTGAAAACCGCAACAAGGCCCGTGTGAAAGTAGCGCGGTTACAAGAGCGCATTGCCAACTGCCGTAGAGATAACCTCCACAAAATCACCCATGCGCTCACGCACGACAACCAAGTGCGTACCATCTGCATGGAGGACTTGAACGTGAAGGGAATGCAACGTAACCATCATTTGGCCGGATCCGTAGGGGACGCGTCTTTCGGGATGTTCCTCACGTTGCTTGAATACAAGTGCAGGTGGTATGGCGTGAACCTTGTCAAGATAGACCGTTTCGCTCCAAGCTCGAAAACTTGCCGCAAATGTGGCTGCGTGTACAAAGGATTGAAACTTAGCGAGCGCAGTTGGACTTGCCCGGAATGTGGCGCACATCACGACCGGGACTTCAACGCAGCCTGCAATATCAAAGAATTTGGCTTGAAAGCCCTACCCACGGAGCGTGGGAAAGTCAAGCCTGTGGACTGTCCTCTTGTGGATGACCGACCTCGTGTCCTAAAAAGCAACGGCAGGAAGAAGCAGGAAAAGAGAGGAGGTATTGGTATCTCCGAAGCCGCTAAGTCTTTAGCTTAGCGGTAGTTCACTCGTGCAAATTTGATTCATATTATAATTCGTTGTTAAAATATTCCTTACATTTAAAACTTTTTCTCGGAGGGGATGGTTACCTAGCTTGGATAACTACCGCATAGTGCAATATCTTTGTTCATGGTTACCAGTCCTCCAAATCTTCCCTTGTATAGGAATCGTTTGTGTCATCTTCATCGATATAACTATCACAATAGTCCAATAGGTTGTACGAATTCTTACTGTGTAGGCACTCGTTCCTGAGCGCACAATTCATACAGCACCATTCATCGCTTATTCTCATCATCTTACCCCTCCTGTATTATGACATCCCCATCCTTATCCGTGAACACTTCCACTAAATCGTAGTAATATTGATCGTCGGACGTGCGTATCATTACCTCCGCTTCCGGGTCTTGCTCTTGGAGAAGAGCAATCAATTCTTTATTTCTCATTGTTTACCTCCTTTTTATCCATATCCTTCAAATCAATCAAGAAAGCGGCGATAGAGGATGCGTAATAGAGAGCCTTTTCTCTATCTTCTTTCGTGCGAAACAGATTGTCCTTGGCCGTATCTCTCCAGAGAGAGAGCTGACCTTCCCATTTGTCGATTAGTTGTTGGTATGTCATTCCTTGCCTCCTTTCAGTAATTCCGGGTTGTCGTAGATATTGCCTATCACAAATAATTCCCCTGCTAAGAATCCAAGAGGTGTAATATACACGAGGTCTTTGTTTTTCAACCACCAAGCACCTCGTTCGTTATTCCAGCATACACTATAGTTACGTAGTCCATTGTTCAACGTATCCCCTTCAAAGATTTCCTTGCCATCCTTGTCAAAAAGTCCGGTAAACTGGCCTACTGTTCTATCATCGACCGGGTATCCTGAAATTGTAATCCTATCATATAGTTCTGTACTAGAAAGACCTTTATCTTGTTTAAGATCACCAAATACCCATACAGAGTCACCGACTCGTTTTCCCCTAAATTTTATTATTCTCATATCAAAACAATGTTTTCTCAATCTCGTAATTGTAAACCAAAACCTCCGTACTCTCCCTTATCCGAGAGTGAACGGCCGTATGAGTGGTGACTTTTACTTCCTTATGGTTCCATTTGTTTTCATTGACAAAGGAGCGTAAGGTGTCAGTCCAGTAATTGCTGAGAATGAATTTACCATTGATCCTAGACAAAAGATCTAGCAGATCCGCAAGGTCATTCTCCCCATAACCATAATAATGACCTTGAACCGCCCCGGGATAAGGAGGATCAAGATAAAATAACGTATCAACGCTATCCCTGTTCTTGATAACTTTCAACGCGTCCCTACAGGAAATCTGCACCTCTGATAGGCGATCGTACAATTTCTCGTTGAACTCCTCACGCTTATTCCTGAAAACCTTCCCGAAGTGTGTCCCGGCGGTACCGTTACAGAATTTCCATCCTCCATACAAGCTGCCGGCGTGGCACTCATTTGCCATGATCCATACGGCCCAAGCCTTGTCTACATCCGAGACCTCAGATCGTCCTCGATAAATGTTCCTAGCCCTAATGTAGTCAGACTCGGAGTGTAGCGATAACCGGATTCTCTCACGTAACTCCTTAAATTTGGAAGATTGGCAAACCTTGAAAAAGTTTATCAACAAGTCGTTCTTGTCATTGATCACTTCTATGCCTGCTTTAGGCTTCGCAAAAAATACCGCTCCTCCTCCAAAGAATGGCTCGCAATATATCTTATGCCTAGGCATCATTGATACAATGCGTTCGGACAAGTTTTGCTTGCCTCCATAATATGTGATTGGTGTTCTCATGCCACTAATGATTTTAATTCGATTAACTTTCTTGCCAAAGCCTCACATAAAGCTTTAGCCATGCCGACTTCGACGGCGTTTCCGATATATTTCTTTTGCTCCGCTTGCGTACCGATCAACTTGTAGTTCTCCGGGAATCCCATGATCCGTTTCAACTCGGGAATCTTGAGCATTCGCATCATGATATCCACTATCTGATACATGGCCATGAACTCCTTTATCTTGACTATGATCGGGATATCTGTTTCGTAAATCTCAATATAAATATTACCGGCATCATCCATCTTTACAAAGTCAGGCACAGCATCAAGATTGGATACAGTCTTGGGACTAACCAAGTGAGGTGGTCGCTTGTCCATTCGGGCAATCAATGTAAAACAAGGGTTATCGATCGAACTTCCCGAAGATGCAAATTGTGGATTCATCAGGTAGTGCCATTTCCGATTAGCTGTTATTACCGGAGCTGGCTCATTGACTCCGCTACCGACATTGTTGAAATTGGTATTCATCACCCACGGACGACAGCTCACCAGATTATATTTGGGATTGGCTGTTATCGCCCCTAATGGGCGGTCGGTTCCGGTCGGTTTGCTTTGCCCGAATTGCTGATCCATGAACTGGCATGAGACTAGCCGCTGTTTAGGGTTCGCCAATATAGCCGGAGCGGGATGGTTGATATCGGAATGCTGACCACCGCCGGAATAGTAGTTCATGATGAACGGAGTTACAAGCGATAACCGGTCTTTCGTTAGTAATGTCGGGCATGGGGCATGAATATCCTTGCCAGCATCCTTGAAATTGTACGAACAAAGGAACCTCGTGCTTACCAGCGAATGATTATCCTTGCACTTGATCGTATGCGCCGGCCCCGTGATAGGGATATTCTTACTGTCCGGGTGTCCACTATAGTACTTTGATAGAAATCGGCAGCCAACCTTAGCGAATCTGTTGTTTGTAGTGAGTACACCACAAGGCTCATCTAATGACTTGCATGTATCTTTAGGTCTAACAGTGTTATATCTTGAGAGAAATGCATCTTTACCTCCTCCAACAAAACGCACAAGTCCGGCATAGACCCGCTCGAACGTTTTCGGGGAAAGAGGCTTTTTCCGTGTGAATATACTCGTCCCCTCGTCTTCTAGGTCTAGAACGTCTTTAACAGGTTTCCACTTTTGTAGATGGCCGAATAAGGTTTGTTCACCATCTTTGCAATGCGTAGGCTCCGGCCAGACAATCGGCATATCCTTTTTAGCGAACTGTCCAAAGAAACGTTTTCGAGAAGTGTAAGCACCAAAGTCGGCAGCGTTCAATATCCGGTGGTCGAAATCATAGACTTTATCTAATAGGTTTCCCCTTCGGAAAGTATCAAATAACTCATCGTGTCTTTCTTGCTGATACCCACGACATGGCAAATATCCATATTGTACCCGTTCTATCCAACGTAAATACAACCGGCCTTTGTCTTTCGATATCGGTTTCCCATTTTCATCCAAGTCTCCCCAGCACATAAATTCTTCCACATTCTCAATCTGTATCAAGTCCGGATTGATCTCTTCGATGTACCGGAAAAGATGATCGGCTAATGTCCGGCTATCCGGATCTCTCGCCTGTCCTCCCTTTGCTTTGGAGAAGTTAGTACATTCCAATGAGGCCCATAGCACAAACCTCGCATTGGGATTCCGGAACTTGATCTTCTTGATCAGATTAACGATCGGTGCCAAATCAAGCGTACGCATATCCTCCGTGAAATGGAGGGCGTAAGGATGGTTAGCCATGTGGCTGGCGATAGCGTTCTTATCGTGGTTGACGCAGGCTATAACCTTCGCAATAGAACCACTTCCTATATTCGCCTGTTCCACGCCGGTGGACGTTCCACCGGCCCCACAAAACAGGTCAATATAGTAAAGATCCACGTTATCCTTCTTATGCAATTCCGCAAGGTGATGCAAGAGAATGATCGTCTTGAATAATGCTTCAGTATGTGTCATGACCTGTCAATCTTTATGAAGATCACGCTTTCTCCATCTGGCCTCTTGTGCGCCATGCAAGCGCTGGAGTACCTGCACTCTTCTATACCTCCTCCATCATCACGAAAGGAGCATCCTACACAAACGTTTCCTTTAGTATTTCCTTGCGGTAGAAACTCTATCGCAGCATAATATAATCTACCGATCTTGACCAAATGGCCCAAAGGGACATCCCTTAATTCGTTTACTTTTTCCATTGCTTTTTTGATTTTTCTTCCATTTTTGATATTCATCCCAAGTTAGTCCGATGCTTTCCTTCGCTTGGACACGAGGACGAAAAGCATCAGCTGCCTTAATAGCCTCGTTTTGCGCCTGAGTGTCCCTATGGATGTCATACTTTGCCATCCAATTCATTATGACCTCGCCGTCTATACGGCCAAAGACTTGTCCGAAATAACCTTTCTTGGCCATTTTGAAAAAGAGCTTGAAGTCCTCCGGTTTATAATGTGGGTATTCTTCACGAACAAGATCTATAGTATCTTTAATTTGAACGGGGTCCATCGTTCCATTAGTTGAGTAGAAATTCACGAATTGCTCAAACCATGTGTACATTAGCGAGTTTACGAAGATGTCATCATAAGTCATCGATAATTCCACGATAGAAGGCGAGATCGATTTAAAGACATCAATCGCCGTCTTTGGATTTATACTGTTCCAGTACGGCTCTGGCGAATTGGCCCACAGTTTCACGGCTTGCGGCTTTGTTTCCGGTAGACTTGGTAAAAGATCCAAATCCGGCCTTTGGTATCGTGCTACTTGATTTTCCATTGAATTTTTCCTTATTAAACCATGTGGCAAGTCTTTTAGCGACCTCCCATGTTTTATTCGTTTCAAATCTCATCTTAGTTTCTGACTTATTGAGTTCAGACCAGTAATCAAAGAAAGCCCGGATCATTTCCTTCCCGTATCGTTCCACATAAGGAACCAGAGAATTATAAAATTCATCCCTCCGTTTGAGCGTAGCGGCTTTAGCTGCGGCAAGTTTCTTTGCTTGTTCGGCTTTCTTTGCCTCTACGCTAGTAGAGGTTTCTTTAGGTTTACTATTATCTACTTCTTCTCTAATCTCTTCTTGCGATAGTTGGGCGATTGGGTGGCTATCGGGTGGCGATTGGGTGGCGAAAGAATTATTATCAGGTGGCGATTGAGACGCAGACCTATTCGAACCATTTTTCCACCTCTTTTCATTTCCTCGTTTACCGGCATCAGAAAGTTTTGCTCTTTTTTCGTCCAATGGCTGCATACGTGTATTTAGAGATTCGGAGTAGAAACACTCACCATTATTGGTGAAGGCAAATAACCCGAAGTCATTTATTACACTTTTTAGAATTGCGGCATCAGCACGTAAATCAAAAGCCAAAACATTATAATCGGCTTTTAGAGTATAATTTTTGCTTTCTCTTAATTTTTCTATCAACGCCCAGTATAACCCGTATCCTTCCCATTTATGCTTTATACGTAAAGCGATAATTTTATCATCGCTTCTTGCATCACTATCATGTGGAAAGTAGTTTTTCATGTTTATCTATTTTATATAAATAGCCTTTGAATTAAGCGTCTTAGTAATTCCAATCTTACCAGAAACAAAAAGCTCATTAAGTTCTTTTCTCGCCTCTGCATGGATTGTGTTCATTAACTCCACTTCCGGCACATGATCCGGTGTTGTCTTTTCCAATCGTCTCTTTTCTTGAAGGCGATTAATTATGCTTAGTATGTCCATATCAAAAATATACGTTAGTTAATTGTCTGCTTTTTGAATATACCGCCCATTTACCATTACCTCCATCAACCAACTTTAGGTCTTTCACTTCCCCAAATCGTTTGATATTTCCACATAGGTCAACAATCCAACCTGATTCTTTAGACGAATGCGGACGAATTGCCCGGCCGACTATTTGGTACCACATCGCCAATGACATCGTAGGACGCGCCATAACGACCGTATCAAGTTCTGGATAATCGAAACCGGTCGTGAGTACCCCAACATTAGCGACAACTGGTATCCGGCCAGACTTGAAAGCCTCAAGTATTTGTTCTCGTTCTTTCTTTGGAGTTTCGCCCGAAACGATAGCACAGCAAGGAATTGACCAAGTCAACTTCTCTGCCTCTTTCAAGAACCGGGTAAAAACAAGAATGCCTTTCCGTTTTCCACCTTGTTTCGGATTAAGTAGTCGTTGGACAATATGGACAACATAACTGTAGAAGTCTATTCGCTCATACTCTCTTTGTACTGATTTATCGGTATAGTCGGCACCGGTAGTATTTACTTTCAAGTTAAGTTCGTTCCATCCTACCGGATTCATTGAATAGTAATTTAGTTTTGTCAGATATCCCATATCAAGTAAGGTAGAAACCTGCACATGATAGATTACATCCTTGAATATAGCCGGACGTGTTCGGGTAATGAATTTCAGCATAGAACCAAACTCTTGCGAACTACTTAATCGATATGGCGTTGCCGTTAAACCAAGAACCTTGCATTTGAGAAGTTCTAAGAATGTCTTATACATCCCTTCTTTAGGATTTACCAAGTGACACTCATCTATAATGATAGACTGGAAATGAGAAAACAAATCCGGATGATTTATTACACTACCGATCGTGGCGAATGTGATCCTTGATATTTCTTTTCTTCCAAAAGAAGCTGAATATATCGAACAATCTAAGATGCCGTAAGAACATAGCTTCTTGAAATTTTGCTCGAGTATTTCCTTGCTGGGCTGAAACACTAAGGTGTGCCCGTCAAGCCTTGCAGCAATGTCGGCTATAATAAGTGACTTCCCTGATCCTGTAGGAAGAACCATGATAGCATTCGTCTTCTTCGCCTTGTTGTTAAAGAAGGAAACAGCTGCATCAGAGGCTTTCTGTTGATAATCTCGCAATACATAACTCATAATCCTCTCTCCTTTTTAAGCTTCTTATTAAGCGCCTTGTAATACTTGATTAATTGCTCGTACTCAAAATCGGTAAACTTCCGGCTAATACCCTGCTTTGCTTCGAGTAGGACAACTCTCTGTTCACCATACTTGGCAATCAATCCTTTGCGGTAATTCTGAATATTACCCTCCATGAAGCGGTTACAGTGCCGACATTGAGCGTTACAGTTCATTTCATCGAAACGGGTACTCATATGCTGTCGATTTATGTAATGCCCGTTATCTGCCTGCTCAAACGGTTTAATCTGTCCACATGAGATACATTTAAAATATCCGTTCGGCATACAATCACGAAGCCGGATGAAAAGGGAAAACTCCTTGTCGAGTTTCGCTTTCAGATCCGGCTTCTTCTTAACTGTCACCCCTGCTTTATCAAACAGGGACAAAGGCTTATCTTTCTTTTTAGTCTTTCGTTTTATGTAATACATAATCAGTCATAATTATAATTATCAAAATCATCCGACTCATAATCCGGCATATCATTACCAAAATCCATTATCATCCCCCCTCTCTTTGTGATTTATCAAGCATAACCCAATCCACGTTAGATCCATAATACCCCAAATGGCAGCGACTATTATTAATAGTCGCTGACCAGTTATTCAAAGATTCTATATTCATGGTGATATAATTTAGTTTCAAAGAAAACCCCGAGGCGTATTCCCCGGGGTACATACAAAGTCAATCATGCAGTTAAAAGTGCTGCTCACTTCCATATCATACCTCCTGTACCAATTTCGCATTACCTTTCAGATAGAGTCAATGGCTAACCGATGCCGTGCGGAAAAACATCTGCGCTATCTTCACTCTACTTTCAATACTTTTATAGGAGGTTTCTCTCTAAAGGGTTTGTGGACGGTACCGGTATCGAACCGATCTCTTTACGTCATGCGCACTCCGTAATGTTTCATCCCAGACTACTGACCGCCCATGTGCCGGGGCTTTCACCCGGCTATTTGCGATTGCTACACAAACTTTCCGTCTCATGGCAGTAATTGTTTCCGGATAACCGATCAAGGCACATCAAGATAAACCTATTTACCAGAATAAGCCATTGAAAATTCACGAGGAATAAACCGTCCTACCGATATAGGCTTTGCAACCTCAATCATAGTATGAATCTCTTTCTTTTCAAACGGATTTCCCTTTTCTTTAGCTTCTTGCTCATGTTCATCCTGCTTCTTTTTGAGATAAGAAGTAATCAACATCATTGCCCGATCAACATTGTAAGTGTGGACAACAAATGTCGCTGAACGTTCATCCTCGTCAAATAGAATTTTTGTTTCTATCTGGTAAAACTTCCGATCACAATTCTTCGGTTCTTCCTCTTCATCAACGTCCGGCTTGTCATCAGGATCATTATCGGGAAAATCCAAAGGCAAAGTATCGATCTTCTTTTCTTTTAATGTGTCAGTAAGGATTACACAGGAATCAAACTCTTTAACCATGTTAATAATGAAGCCTGCCGTAAAGTTCAGTTCAATATAATCCTTTAAGAGAAGAAGTGCAGAATCTACACTGGTTGCATAAAACAGGAATTTACACTTTTTGCTATCAATAGTGGCCTGAGCGATATAAGGCTGTAAGTAGTCATTTACCAGCTCAACAGCCAAACGTTTTTGATTACTTACCTCAATATCCTTTGTTATATCACCAGACTCATAACAGAATCGGATTTGAGCAAGAACATCCTGATCTATCAATGTTCCTCTCTGAAACAGTAATTCATTACGCTCAATTGATACAACCTCGCTAGTATCTTCATCAATAAAGTCCTCTGTCCATGTTTTTAGGACTCGTTGAGCAAGGTATTTATTGAGCATCTTTTGGGGATCAGATGTAAAATACCTTATTTCGTTATTCTTTGTCTCTATCATGCTATACCGGTTTAATAGATTCCTCACTATGAATAATCATCCCCTTCTTAGAGACTTCTCCCTTAGCGGTTATAGGGAATGTTTTCAAACATCCCCAATCAGCAGACATTTCTACGCCTACACACTCTTTATCATTAAAATAAAAATGCTGGCCTTCTTTGAGATTATGTGTCTCGTAAAAATCAGCGATCATTTCTTCTCCTACCAGCTGTCGCAGATCCCGAATCTCCTGTTGTTTTTGGGAGATCAAAACTTTCATTTGTTCGATTTTCTCTTTTCGTATCATATAAATTCTTGATTGCGTTGAATTTCTTGTTGTGCATATATCAACATTTGATGTTCATTGGCGGCCGGCAAATAGATACCAGCTATTGATGCGCTCCAATTACGGAAACGGTCAATAGAAAGAGTCATTTCACCCGTTGTCAGTTCAGCAGAGCTACGCAAATAAGTTACTTCTTTACCTTTTTTGTTCACCGTCTTGCGTTCAAACAAATCACGGTTGCAAGTCCTCTTATAGAAGTCAATTTTTGCTTCATCGAGGCTGCAACCGTATTCACTGCCAAAGTACCCTAAAAGAAGATGTAAATAAGAGTTCTGAGCGAGCGTGCGATTAGGTAATTTCTTTTTTACTTCAACTACCGCACGCTCTTTGAACAATTTGTTTACATACTCTTTAAACTTGGGTATTTGGTATTCATTTTTGAGGTCATAGATCATATATTACAATCTCCACATATATCAACAATGGTATCAAACTCTTCTCGTGAATATTCAAAATCATTGATGAATACTACTTCTTTTCCTATTTCATCAAGATAAACACCATCATCCATTTCCAAAGATTTTAGTATCGGTTATAAGTGCTCTGTTTTCTTCCAAGAACCGGATAAACTCCTCACAATG